AAACAAAGTCTTTATGTTGGTACATTTTGCTGGGTGCCGTCACATATTTGCCATCAATTATTCCACCATGACCGGCATCAATAAAAAGTAATACATCAGATATATGATTTTTTAAGTAAGTGTCAGGATAGTTGTCACTTATATTTTTGATTCTCTTGTCCAATATGTTCATGTAGTCATACATACCACATCATTTTATGAAATTCAAATAAACAAGTATTGCCAAATTTGCAAGACTTATAGTCAGAAACCCAACAACAATGTACTTAAAAAGTAATGGGTTGTCAATAAAGAATGTAACAGGTGTGATTTTTTTCTTAATGGCATCAAATTCATTTTTTACTTCTTTTATTGGACATGTAGCATTTATTTCTTCCAATTTTTTTATTCGTTCTTCATGGTCTTTTATGTCTGCAATAATCCCTCCCCTTAACTCGTCTATCATTTTTTCAATGTTTGAAAATTTATCTTTAACAAACATTTCAAAACTTGAAACACGATTAAGTATAACATCGTGTTTCAAGTTTGAAACAATATCTCTCAATTGAGCATTTTCCTTTTGTAATTCTTCATTTGTCATTGCCAACCATTTTTTTAAAGGTTAGGAAATGATAATCCTTTTCTTTCTGCTACTTGGCGAATACTTGATTTTGTAAGCACATCTTTCTGCTTTACGTCATTATAATGAATCAGCAGAAATTCCCTTGCTTCGGCTACTGTTGTAATTTCAGGATGCTCCTCAACACTTTTTTCTTCCTTAACCATATTTTCCATTACCTCTTCCGGTGTTCCATCAACTACTTCAGGATTCGGTTTATCTTCAGGATTCGGTTTATCTTCAGGTGTAGGTGGTTCTTGTTTCATCCGTACATATTCAAGATAAGGAATGCCATCAATGCTATCAATGGCAATTTCCTCGCCAAACAACGGATGATTTTCAATAGCCTCCTGCAATTTTGGGTCAGACGTACCGAATGTACCATACCGTTTAAAAGGACTAATCATTCCGCCTTCAAAAGATACTGGTACACTTTTACCGTCAACAATCACACTTGTTACCCAGATAGGATAAACTAATGAACGATAAATTTTAAGTGCCATAGTTTAATTATTTTTAGGTTAATAAAAGTGAAAGGGTGTGGTAAAAACCACACCCATTCAAATTCAAAGCAGGGTTGCACCAGACTTCCTGATTAAGCAATGAGTATCAGGGTATCTCAGGATTGGACAAGAAACTTCATTAATTACTCGTGCGTCAACATTGCGAACTCCAGCCTTCTTCAGGTCAAGGTCAAGAGATTCCATGCGTTTGAATACATGTTTTTCAATATTAGCAGGGTCAATAACTATTCCGGCTTCATCCCATCCCCTAAGGTCGAACATAGGATGATGTTTAATGTACAAAACACCGAAGTTCGTTTCAATCTTACGGAAGGTTACGCCTTTGACGATTTCAGTATTACCAGAACCTACCTGACGCTGGAAATCACTAATTGTTGAAAGCCCAGCAAGCAGCGTTTTGCCAATAAAGGCAATCCTAACGTCGGAACCACCGTTACCTGCAAAAACAGTTTTTGTCATGTTTATATAGTCGGATTGAGTAATACCCGTATTAGTATAATCAAAAACTTTCGTGATAAATCTACGGATGCCACCGCAAGTGTATTTTTCATCCTGTTCAGTCACGTCATTGAATTTAGTACGATAACCCCACAGGAATGAAGATTCGATTTTGGCACGCATGTCGTAAATGTTCAAGGCTTCCAAATCACTGAAAGACCAGTTGGCATTTTTTTCATGCATTGCCTGCCATGTGGTTTCTTCTATCTGTGCCATAAATGACTGGCAATAGTTGTATTCATCAGCAGGGAATGCGGTGTACGGGGTATCCTGAATATCTTTTTCACTCTTGGCATTACCCAGCCTAAACAGCTTGGTTCCATTAGCAATAGTCGGAACAACAATTTTGCCAGCGGTTGTACCGCTACCACTATCACCGTTAAGTGCCTGTACGGTGATTTTACTCTGAGCTCTATTTATAGCGGTTACATAAAGCACAAGGGCAAGATTGTCCTGAGCACCTTTAAGCGAACCGGAACCATCGGCAGCATAAGCCAGAAGAGTATCGTCAACACTCCACATATCAATATTACCAACTACCAAATCGGTAGAAACCACCCCATCACCTGATTTTGTGTACCCGGTAGTTACCGTATCATTAAAGGGTTTAGTATCAACGGCGAAGTACGAGGTTTTGATTGAAGGTACATCTACCACACTTCCAGCATCACGCAAGATAGTATCAAGCGGATAACGTGACGGTTTCATTACCGATACCTTATTTGAAATGTAATCTTTATCAAGGTCAGGCGATTTAGCTTTCGCATTCTGAACACTTGACGAATCGGCTACAATAGCACCAACGGCGAGGATGACACCAGCGCTACCAAGACCTAAAAGTCCGGTAACACCAAAAATACTTGCAACAATAAAAGCAAGTACAAAAATTCCCAAAATGTATTTAATCTGTCTCATTTTTGTCAATTTTAATTGTTTGTTAATGAATTGTTTTATTTAAAAAACATTGATTTTTGTTGTTCCTTTTTTACTAACTCGTCTATCCATACAGCATTCCTTTTTACAAAACCTTCCTCCTCTTCAACTTTCTTGCTTTTAACTTCAAGATTAGGTAACCCATCTCCATTTTCTTTTTTGGTTGCCTTTTGAACGACGATTTTTTTGTTAAGACCTTTAATTTCCCCTTTCTTTTCAGCTTTCTGAACTTCTTGTTCAAACATCATGCTTTTATGCATTGCGTCAAGATACTCTTTTGTAATCTTTCCACTGTAAGCATCCTGCAAGAATTTGTCAACGAAGTTCATAAACTCAGCCTGCTGCTTTTCGTCCATCTTTCTTTCCTCAAAGAACTTTTTGATATTCTCTGCGGATTCATTAAGATTTTGATGCAGCTTGGCTTCAAACTCCTCCATCTGCTTTGCCTTTTTGGCATTTTCCTCCATTACCTTCTGGTACTCTTCATAATCCGCATCATTTTCGGTAGGGATTAGGTCTTCAATGTTGTGAGTGGCAAGCAAAGCAACCCGGAATGATTTGCCTTCCTCTATTGCCATTCTAATGGCTTCAGCAACAGCTGGTTCTCTATCAAACAATTGCTTCAAAGCTACGCTTGCTTCTTGGTTTCGTTTGTTGACCTCCACCAATTCAGCAATTTTTTGCTGCATAGCATTGTAAGCATCTTCAGGCTTTTCAAATTGCTGGTCACCAAGAACAAGCGACTTTAACTGCTCAACCTGTGCAGTTAAATTGTTAATGAGTTCAGTAGCTTGTTCAGGCGTAATTTCTTCAATTTCACCCTCACCAGTAGTCGGTTGCTCTCCTGCTTCCCCTTTTTCATCAGCAGGCTTTTCAGCTTGCTCGACAGGCTTTTCAGCTTGTTCAGCAGGCTTTTCAGCTTGTTCAGCAGGCTTTTCAGCTTGCTCGTCAGTTTTTTTAGTTTCATTTTCCAATTCTGTATTCATAAAAGTTTGACTTTGTGTTAAATAAAAACTTGAACTAAAATAGTTTAATTGTTTAAATAATAATTGCGTAAAATGTATGTTTTTTGCTACGTTTTACTATATTTGCACAACCGATTGTATATGCCAAAAAATATTGCTGATAAATCAATTCGCCTTTATGAAGACTATAAAGAACTTATGCAGTCTTATGGTGAATTGTCAGCTTATATTCCAAAGAAAGTTATTTATGGCAAATTAGCCGAAAAACACGGGCTTAACCCAATACACGTATCAAATCAAATTAGGAAAATGTTAAAAATATTCGGCTGACATGGTTGATATTGACAATATAAAACTGGAAAATAAAAAAAGGCTACAAGACCTTTTTGGAAAATATAACCCTGCTCTCGGTGTAGGTTCTTTAATCAAAAGGATACCGCTAATTGGTGCCAATGACGAATCTATTTACGTTCCAGAGCAAATGCTTGAAATAGAAACTGTTAAACAATGGTATGAATTAAAGTCAGTTAAACGTTTACTCAAGGAAATGACAGGTACATATAATGATGAACTTTTAATTGAATTTTTCAAACAGTTTGCTTTTACAAGAATTTACTATGACTTTGAATACTGGACGTCAATTGCAGTAAAGATTCAGGAAAAAAACACAAAGCGCATTATACCATTTATATTAAATAAGCCACAAAGAAAATTATTGGCTGAACTCGAAGACCTCAGAACAAGAAACTTGCCTATAAAAATCATTCTATTGAAAGCACGTCAGTGGGGTGGCTCCACTCTTGTTCAAGTTTATATGGCATGGATACAGCTAATACACAAAACTAACTGGCATAGTCTTATTATTGCTGATATTGAACACCAAGCACGCAATATAAGGAATATGTATAACCGGTTAATTTCGGAATATCCGTCTGAATTAGGCAAGTTCCATTTGGTCAACTGGCAGAACATGCAAAAAATCAAAATGGTTAAAGAACGTGGGTGCATCATTGGTGTGGGTAGTATGCAAAATCCCGATGCCTTCCGGTCTTTTGACGTTTCCATGACACATTTATCTGAAGTTGGCTTATGGAAAAAAACTGAAGGTAAAGAACCACAAGACCTTGTTCAGGCAATCAGGGCAGCGGTACCTGATGTGCCATACTCTGTTAATGTAATGGAATCAACAGCAAAAGGCGTCGGAAACTTTTTCCACAACGAATGGTTGAGTGCTAAAAGTAAATCGAGTGACTATAAACCGGTTTTTGTTGCATGGTGGGAAAACGAAAATTACGTTTTGCCGATTGCCGACTACAAGGCATTCATAAATACGATGACTGACTATGATTGGTTTTTATATAATTTAGGTGCAACGCTTGAAAGCATAAATTGGTACAAAAGGCATAAGATTGGAAATAATTTTGATGACTGGCGAATGAAATCAGAATTTCCGTCAACGGATGCTGAAGCATTCCAGTCAACCGGTCGTAGAGTATTTGCTCCCATTTATGTTATGAATGCACGAAAGACATGTAAAGAACCAATATTTGTTGGTGATATTTACGGTGATGCCAGGAAAGGAATGGAAGCATTTAAGAACCTTCGTCTTGAAGAATCAAGCGAAGGATGTTTAAGAATCTGGATAAAGCCTGACGAGGTGAAAAAAATTGAACATAGATTTTGTGCATTTGCTGATATAGGTGGCAGAACCGAGAGAGCGGACTATTCAGCAATAAAGATTCTTGACCGTGCGCCAATGTTAAAGGGACAGCCTCCTGAAGTGGCAGCAGTTTGGATGGGGCATTTAGACCAAGACCTTTTTGCATGGCGAGCTGCTCAACTTTCATATTATTACGAACAGGCATTGCTTGCTGTTGAAACAAACAGTTTACGAAAATCTCAAAGTGACGGCGGAGACCACTTCCTGACAATACTTGATGAAATAGTAAATTTCTATCCGAATCTTTATTGCCGTACTACACCAGAACAGATACGGCAGGGACTTCCTCGTCTTTATGGTTTCCACACTAATGTTAAATCAAAGGAAATGATTATTGATGGTTTAAATGGTGGTCTTCGTGATGGTGATTACATAGAAAGGGACATTCTAACCTGTCATCAGCTTGATGTTTACGAAGAAAAGCCAAGTGGTGAATTGGGTGCAGTTGAAGGCAATCATGATGACCTTGTTATGGTAACAGCCGGTGTCAGGTGGATATGCTATCAAATGCCGGCACCTTTTGAAATCAAATATGGGGAAATGAAGAACTACATTATACCTAAAATTTCAGAAGCGAGTATATGAGCAATCAAAAAGTAAAGGACGAGATAATGCAGATTATAAGGCATTATTACGTCAAAAAAAAATGGGAATATTATCCCGTAATTAATTTGGTACAACATTTCGGTTATTTCCCTCGTGAGGAATTGAACGAGCTTGTTAAAGAAGGTAAAATTATTGCACATGATTCTATAAACGGTAAAATTGCAGAATATGTTAAAAAAAATGATTTTTAGGCTATTAGCCAGAATTGATTCATGGTTGATGTATCAACGTGATTTGTACGAAACAATTCACAATGAAAAAACCCTGATGCGGGCAATAAAGATTGCTCAGCATAAAGCGAATGCCAATGGCTCACGTGCCTACGTTCTTAAAGATTACAAAGGGAAACCGGTTGCCATTCTGGCAAAAGAAACTCATTTGCTCAAAAAGCTAAAAATCATGAACAATAATGTTGATATTGTTGATATTCTCAAAAACGCACTTTACATTGCCGAACCTAAGGTATATAATAAATTAACGGCACATGATATAAACAAGATGATTCGTGATTCACAAGTGTGTAATACAGGTCTAATATCAAACGGGAAATATACATTTAATGAAATGTACACATTTCGTGATATACTATTTATTGCTTTTTGTAGGCAATATATAAGGTCACATAGTAAAACATTTTGTTGGCGTACAAGAAAAAGAACCAATGGTACTGAATATTCAAACATTTTTATTTTGGGCATAAGATTGGAAGATAAAAATATTGCCTTTCATCTACCAAATATTTATTGGCAAAATTGTAAATTTGCCAAAACAATAGAAAAGGCTCCCGAATTTATTAACCCTTTACCTGATACCTTAGAAACAATTTTATTAAATGAAACTGTTTCAGATTGATAACGAACGGGAACGTACCAAAGTAATTGAATTAATAAAGAATAATAGGCTACCATTCCGGATATTTATTTATGATGAATATCCTGTTAGAAGCCTGAAACTAAATGCCTATTTATGGGGTGTTGTTTATAAGATAATTGCCGACGAGACAGGTTATTCTGCCGATTCCGTTCATGAATACTACAAAAGAAAATTCAATACCTATTACAAACCTAATTCAAATGGTGAATGGAATTTTGATACTCATTCTACTTCCGATATGGATGCAATAGAATTTAGCAAGTACATTGATATGGTAATTGCAGATGCCATGCAAAATATTCCTGGAATACAATTTCCAACAATAAATGATGTTTCATTTTAAAACAATTGATTATGAACTCATTAAACAAAGTACTGTTTATTGGTAATGTGGGGAATACTCCGGAAGTGAAGCATTTCCCAAATGGAATGATTGTAGCCAAATTTAACTTAGCTACAAACGAGTACTATATGGACAAAAACAACCAGAAACAAGAACGTGTCTATTGGCACAAAATTGTAGCCTTCAATGGGCTGGCTGACTTCGTTGAAAAGACAATTGAAAAAGGTGACAGGATATACGTTGAAGGCAAGCTGGTCACAAATTCATATATTGACAGCAAAAATGAAAAAAAATATAATACCGAAATTCATTCGATACAAATAATTAGGCTTTCAAAGCCAAAAGGCTATGAAGATAGCAAAAAGAATGAATCTGAAAACGATTACTACGATTCAGACTTGGGATTTTAAGAAATGGCTTTTAGCCATTTCTTATTTTCTTCCACGTCCAACGGTTTGACCGGTACCCTTGTGCTGCTTATTCCAAGTCATTGCAGCAATCTTTTCTCCCTTCTTTTTACCGTACTCTTTAACCATTGCTTTTTTCATTTCTTCGTACGCTTTAGGCATAACTTTGAGTTTTAGGGTTTAACATTTGTTTAGCCATATTTATAGCCTGAGGATTAGCTCCCTGTAATATTTGTTGATATTGTTCTTCTGATAATTGAGGTATTCCTGCTTGTTCCACTCCTGCCTGAGTATCTTGCATTTGCTGTTGCTTCTTTCTTATTTCTTCCAATATGTGTTTTGCATAAGGCAAAGATGCATTTTCAAGGAAGATTTCAATATCAATTTGATTCATTTCAAGCAACTTTAGCAACAAGTCGTCCATCATTGACTTGTAAACTGTATTGTTTGTGCTTGTAGTGGTTATTGCTTCAAAATCCACGTCTTGCATTATTTCTGGGTCATAAATTTTTGATTGTTCATTGTAGATATTGCCACTAATAGCAAGGAACCGTTTTTCTTTATAGAACTGTTTAATAACCCGTGCAATTTTAAAATCTCTCCTTTGTTTAAAGTCTTTGAACTGTAATATCGAATCAAGTATGTTGGTATTTGCATTTTGTGCTTCAAGGGCATATAGTGATGCCGGCGTACCTGATTTAGCTTCTTTCCCCTGAACAGCAGGATGTATTCCTGAAATATCCTGCATCAATTGCATCTGCAAAGCAAGCAATTCATGTACACCAAAATTGGTTGAGTTCATTGAAATTTGTTGCGGTATCTGTCCATGTGGTTTGGGGTCATAAACAATCACACCATTATATGATACCCACGCATCGGCAAAATCTTTGGGTGTCATACCTGCCGGAATGGTATCTTTTGGAATCATTAAAACACCTTTAGCTGATGATGACATTACAAAATCAATCAGAATAATAAGCCTGTTAATATATTTCTGCTGGTCAATAACGTCTTCTATCCATCCCCAAATTTCCCCATCAATCATTTGGCTGAATCTTATAACGTAGGGATGTTCCTCGTGAATGTATTGTGTTTCACCTTCATACAAGCAATGACCGTCCGGTGTCAGGTATTTTACATACCATGTGTTTTCGTAACGTTCCTCATATTCAAGTAATGGAATATTTTCCAAATCAAGACCGTTATTTAACCCAAGTTCAATTCTTTTTTGATTTTCAAAATCAATTTCTTCAGGTGTCATATTGGTTTTAACATACGTTCCATCAGCATAATCATGAACGTATGTTTTCCATTCAGCCTTCTTATACCAAATTTCAAATAATCGGCATAAGCTCCTGTCATTGGAAAAGAAAAAATCAATATTCTCATACCGTTCATATCCCGGTTTATTTGCAAGCGTTGTTGCTTCATCTATGTAAGCCTCATAGTATTTTCTGATGATATTTTCCTCTATTTTAGATTTGGCAAATGCAGCAATGACA